GCTCTGGGGGCGGTGGAGGGGGCGGGATGAGGTAGGGCTTGGCGTCGATGTCGAGGCTGTCGGCCCAGTCCGTGAGCAGGCTGTTGAGCGGATCGACAATCCCCATCGGGACGAGCCCTTGCAGGATGGGGCCAAGCGTCTGTAGCGCCGCCTGCATCTGCTCGATCCTTGTCGCCTTGTTCGGCTTTCTCGCTGAACCAGCCTCGATGCGGTACTCGAACTCACGGGCAACCGTCGAGGGGTCCAATCCCTTCACGTGCTGTGCCCACGCAGCCGCACCGAGCGGGCCGAGAATCGGTTCCACATCCTGCGGCTCCAGTAGCCACCGGGCAGCGAACGCCTCCCTGCGGGCCAGCAGGCCCATAGAGTCTTCGAGCCGGTTCGCCATGTCGTCCGGGCGGACGCTCAGTTGCTCGGCCTTCACGGTGGCCTCTGTGGCACTCCGTATCTGGCTCGACGTCATGGCGTAGGCGAGTTCGGTGAGTCCGACTCGCTTGTCGAACATATCCGTCACGGCCTGCACGATCTTCCACAACTCCGGCGAAACCTCCGGCAACTGGAACACGGAGATGAGGTCGTTGACGCTGCGGCCAAGCGTCTCGCTGATCTCGACCACCTTGAACCCACGCTCGCTCTGGGCGAGGATTTGATCCTTGATGTCTTGATCCGCCGCCTTGCTCACGCCAAGCAGCGTCTCGCAACTGGTGGCGACACGCTGGGCGATGAACGACAACGCGAAGTTGATGAACCGCAGTTCCCCGATGCCCGGCTTGATGTGGGAGAGCGGCCAGATGTATCCCGGCTTCCTGTGGAAATCGAGATGCACGAACGGCCAGCCATTCGCCTCTGCCCAGAACGGGATCGGCCACTGCACCGCACGGAACAGTCCCGGCGGCACGCCGGTCGCAGGGTCCACCTGCTCCTCCAGCGTGGAGGGCGGCATGTTGAGCGGGAACGGGATGCCTTCGCAGACGACGATGTAGCAGTTGTCGCCCACCGAATCGAACGCACCACGCAGTTCCGCAGGAGCGTCCTTGAGCCTGTCTCCAAGACCCGTCTTGCTCCAAATCTTCCAGTAGGTGACGAGTTCGTTGCTCTTGCCGACACGGCGACCCTTGTAGGGGTAATCCTCGTCGGTGAATATCTGGTCGTCCGCCTCCCGGTCGATGGGCTTCGCCCCCTCCAGATGACCCTTCAACTGGTCGCGGTCGAGCCCGTACTGGCGGGCCACAACGTCGATGGGGTGAACGCAGCGACGGGCGCACCAGAGGATGTCCTCGATCTCGGTGGCGTCCGGGTCCATCGTGAAGTTGTCCACGCTGTCCGCAAACGATCCGACGATGTTCACGCCGGAGCCGGGAAGCGTCACCAACTCCGTCCACCACACGCCCATCCCCTTGATGATGGCCTCGTCCACGACGCGGCGGCTGTGCGTCTTGAGGTCGAGTTCGTTGGGGGTGTAGTTGAGATACCGCTCCATGAGCAGCGAGACGGTCTTGCGAACGTCCGTCCGCTGCATAGTCTCCTGAGCGGCCTGCTGGTACAGCATCGCAGACTGCTCGTCCATCACCCCGATCACCTCAGGCGTGATGAAGGGGTACTTGGCGGGCGACACCTGACGCACCGGGTTGCGGTGGTAGATGACGCTGCCAAAGAGTTTTACGGCCTCGAACACACGGTTGCACTGCATTCTGAAGGCGGGTGGTGCAATCGTGCGGTTGTAGCCGTACTCGTGACGGGCGTAGGTGTCCTTCCAGAACCAGTTGTGCGGGCCGTCAAAGAAGCACATCGCCTCCTTCGCGTCTTCCGTGAAGGGGCGCTTGTGCTTGAGAGACAACTCAATCTTCTTGAGCCAGCCGGTCGCAACTGCCCGGAGGGCGTCCTCACCCGTTCTTGTTTCCACCGCTTTGCTTCCTTGCAATAGCCAACTGCTCGGTCATGCTGGCAACCTGAGCCATCATGCTCTCCAACTTCTTCAACTGGGCCGTCTGCGGGGCGTACTCCCAGCAGCCCCACACCCGCCACTCGGCGTTCTCCTGCAAGCCGGGATCGTCCCGGTGGCGAACGCTGGGCTTCTCTTGGAAGCCGGTGAACGGCGTGAACACGAGGATGTTCGCCGTCTGCACGCCGGGACGCTGGGACACCCACCCGACGCTCGGCTCGTTGCACGAGAGCGGGTCGTTGTACCAGTACACGCAGTCACCGATCTTGAGGGGCGGCGGGCTAAAATGTTCGGCTTCCATACTGTGCTCCTGACTGGGGGCCTAAGAAGATGAAGTCGTCGGCTTCTCCGGCGAGGCGCTTCTTGCGCTTCCGCATCCACTCGACGTACCATGGTTCGGGACCAGCCTCCACCTTAGGCTTGTGGTATCGAGGTCGATAGGCACACAGGTATTCGAGACACTGGCAGGCGTGGACTTCGCCGCGAGTGTTGGGCTGGTCGGTGACGACGTACGTGCCGCCAACCAGTTGGGTCTTGTGCTTGTACCGCTTCAATTCCCGCTCCAAATCGGGGCAGGAGTGCCGCAGGACACGCAGGGTCGGGGTGCCCTCCGGGCGGATGTGCAGGTAGTTCCGCACCGCCGACATGCGGGCCGGGATGTCATCGCACCCAGCCAGAAAACTGTGCCCCGTCGTCTCGCTCGCCACCCCCTGCAACTTGAGTTGCTCGGTGTACAGTTCGACGGGCAAGCGACCAGACCCGATCTCTCGCAGTCGTCCGCCGTGCATGTCGATAAGGAAGGCGTAGAAGTTCTGCCCCATGCACTTCTCCTTCATCTTCTCCCCGAAGACGATGGCGTTGCAGTTGCGGATGTAGAGTTGGTCGTAGACGAGCAGCATCGACTCGTCTGGCGGCACGGCGGCGAACAGGACGCTCGTGACGGCATGGCCCGGATCGACAGCGGCGTAGCGGCACCAGTCTGGCGGCACGACGTTGTTCTCAAGCGACCCCCTGTCGTACCCATGCACGTGCATGGCGAACGTGGGGTAGCAGAGGATCGAGTCGCTGATGAACTCGCCCTCGCTACGCATCCGCAGCACATCCGCCCCAAGCGCCGACCACGCCTCAATGCGCTTCTGCTTCTCGGAGTCTGGGATATGGGGGTTATCGAGAAACCTGAGCACGAACTTCACGATGCTCGGATTCTCCACGCCCTCCTCGACCAACTTGTCCGCCCGCTCCGCAAGGTTCTGGAGCGAGTCGTTCCGCGAGTGCGGCATAGCCGACCACGACAGCACTCCGCGAAGGTCGGAGAGGCGGGCCTGCATTTCGGGAACCCACGCATCGCCGTTGTTGACGTCCTCGTCAATGTGGACACGTGAGGCTTTCCAACCCTGAGGGGGCTCTCCCTCTGACGAGAAGAAGTAAATCTGCCATCCGTTCGTCAGTTCGCAGGACTGGATGTAGCGGGCGGACTTGAGAACCCACGACTTCTTCTTCACCATGCGTGGCGGAATGAGGGGAGGGGCAGGCTTCGCCTCCTTCTCACGGGCCGCATCGGTGACGGGGTTATACGCCCGCCACTCTCCGGTCTGCTCGTCCTTGATGATCTTGAACGCACCCGCCATGAACAGCATCGGGTAGACGACGAGCCCGATGTGCTTCCAGTCCTTGCCGACGATGGCGAGGATGCCGTCCTTCTCCGGGTACTTGCCGTACGGGTCTTTCCCGCACGCGGCACGGGCATCCTCTACGAACGTGCAGAGACTCTTCCCCGAGCGGTTGCCGCCGATGACGAGAATCTCGCTCGCCCTACTCTGGTGAACCAGTTCCTGCTGCGGCGTCGGCCGGTAGAGTTTCAAGGCTTCGATCCGGCGGTTCGCCAGTTCGGCCTGCATCTCCTTCAATTCGTTCCGCTGGAACTGGCCCAAGCGCTTGACCGATGGCAGCGGCGAAATCTGCGGGGGTTTGCGGCGGCGTGACTTGGACATTGAGGATTCTCCCTTCGTAACTGACGGCGATCCGGCGAAGCCTCTGGTCGAGTTCTGCCTCGATCTCCTCGTCGCTCCACTGGGCCAGCGGCTTCTTGGCACCGCCCAGTTCCGTGTTCTTCGTGACGAGCCGCACGATGCCCTCCAGCAACTTCGTGCGGTGGGAGCCTCCCGGCGGGGCGTCGAAATACTGCTTGACCATCATGGCGGCGAACCCGGACGAGCCGCCGAAATACTCCATGAGCCGCTCAAGCAGTTCGCTGGAGTGCGGGATGTTGTCCCCGCCCCTGCCAGCCGCTTGGAGGAAGGTGCTCATCGCACCCCGCTCGATGTCCTTGAGGTCACGCTCCTTCGTCTTGGCCCGCTTGCCCTTGTTCACCTTTGAGCGGCAGATGAGGCAGCGCGTGTCCCACTGGCCGCTCTTGCGCTTCCGCCAGTGGTCACGGGTAAGTGGGAAGTTCCCACCACAGTCGATGCACTGGCGGTCGCTCATCGGTCGGCTTGGGGCACAGAGGTAATCATGGGAGCCATGCCGCTCTTGGGCGTTGGCATTTTCCCCGCACCGACCTCCTGCTTGATACGCAGGTCGTCCAGTTCCGGGAAGTCGAGCAGGCCCGCCTTGTGCAGTTGCTCCATGATGGAGTCCCGCTCATCCTTGAACTGCGTCATCGGGGTCGGTTCGTTAGGCGATGGCATCGGCGTTACTCCAAAGAAACGGCCGCAGAAGGGCGTCCTTTCCCTCCTGCGGCCGTTCAGTCACAGCGTTACGAGCCAGAATCAGAAGCCAGCGTTCGTCCGCACGAGGATGCGACCGGAGGTCGTGGCGCTCGTGGCGATGGCGAAGCCCAACTGGGCGTTCGCACCCTGCGCCGCCGCCGAACCAGCCGTCGCAGACGGGCCATAGGCCGCACCAGCCGACACGCTCGTCGCCGTCTTCGTCACGGTCGAGGGACCGCGAACAACCAGCCAGAACACCTCACCGTCCGGGACGCCAGCGGCAGGGAGGTACTCGTCCACGACGCCCATGAGGGTCGTGGCGGCGACGGCAAGACCGTCAACCTCCGACAGGATGGCCGAGTCCTTGAACTTCGCCACCTGACCCGGAAGCAGGGCCGAGCCGCTCGTGTTCTTCACAGCGATGCACTCGACCGTCCGGTTGCTCAGGATCGCACCCGTGACAGGGCTTTCGTCGCGGAACACCTTGCGGGTGCCCACCACCGTCGAGCCGTCGCCGTTCTCGGCCTCGTACATCTTGACGGTGATGCCAAGCGTCTGGCCTCGACCGAATCCGGGATCAGCAGTCAGCGTACTCATGTTCTAGGTCTTTCTCCGTACTGGGGATCGAGGGGTCAGGCGAGGGCTGCGAACTTCACGAAGTTACGCGGGGACTTCATCTTGATGTTGGCGAGGACACTCACGGCGTATCGGTACGCGGAGAGTTCTTCATTGAAGTAAGGGCCCTCTGCTTCGAGCAGTTGGCCCGTCATCACCTTCATCTCCATGTTCCCGATGGACAGGGCATACCCGACGCCCGGAGGACAGCCGTAGTCGCTCGACACCTCGATGCCGTCGATCTCGACCGCATCGAAGCCGTAGGACTTGAGGCCGTTCGTCTTGGTGACGATGGCACGCTCACGCGAATCCAGCCGGTTGAGGAACTGGATGTAGAGGGCCCGGTCGAGGAGGATCATGTCGATCTGATTCTCCTTCGTGTCGTTGCGCTTCGCATGGTTCGTCGCCGTGCGGATCGCCTCGATGCACTGATCCTTCCACGTGGCCGTCTGACCGCCGAAGAAGGTGCTCGTGTAATTGCAGACGAGCGGCGCCCAGAAGTCGTACTCGGGATCGACCGGCACTGCGGGCCACGAGCCCGGAGCCAACTGCGAGCCAGCGTACTGGCCCAGACCGCACTTGAGGCCCGCGTACTCGTCGTTCGGGAAGCCGAACGGATCGGCGGCGTTGGCCGCACGCTGGGCACCCGTCGAGACGTTCACCGTGCCGTTCACGGAGAACATGCTCTCAAGCCCATGCCACCGGTTATCGTTGCCGCTGGCGTTCCCGTCGATGAACACTTCCTTCGCGAGATGCTCCTCCATCGACTCCTGCAACCGCTTCGCCATCTTCCCGGCGACGTCGATGAGTTGGGCCTGACCCCTGTTCTCCAGCATCTCGCGCTTGGTGATCTGATCCGTCACGGTGTAGCCGCGATACGGGAGGTTCGCACGCTGCCAGAGCGCGTGGCGACTGAAGACTCGCGGCGACTCACCCGTGTACGAGGACACGGGAACATTTCTGTACCTCACCTGCCAATCAAACCCGCGCCCCCCTTGATTCATCGCGACGTTGCCGTTCGCCTGAAGGGCAGCGAAGACCTTGAACTTGCGGAAGGTGGTCTGTTCCTCTTCCTTGAGGTGCAGTGTCAGAGTTGTGCCAATGCTGCGGGCCCAATCTACGCTCGACGCCATGTCGCTTTACCTTTCGCTAGATGCCGTCTCGACCAATCTGCTTGGCGAGACGTTGTTCAAAAGTGAGGGGAGCCTGTGGGGTTCGCGGGTCGCTCGTGCCCGCACTCCTGCTCGGATTGCGAGACGCTTCCCTTCTAAGAAACTCTATGTCCTTTTGAGCCTGAGTTGAGACATTGGCGGGCGCTTCGGGCACGCCTTCGGTGGGCATCGCAGGTGCGTTTTGCTGCGGTAATCCAGCCTCAAACGCACCTCGCTGCTGCTGCCCGCGATACTGCTCCAAGAGTTTCGCAAGTAGATCGCGCTCCACTGCAATCGTGGCCCACTCCCAGCGCTGCTCGGGGGTGCCGACGCCAGCGTCTGCGAGTTTGTCGATGTACTGATTCGCCGCCAGACCCTCTGCGGTGGGCTGGCCCTGCTCGTCGTACAGCCAGTCACGGTTCTCGCGTTCGAGGCCAGCGACGTACTGCTGACGCTGCACCTCCGTGAACTGCTTCTCGACAATCTCCTGAGCAATGCTCTTGGCCTGCTCTTGGATCATCGGCCCCAGCGCTTCCTCAGGGTTGGTGAGGAACTTCTGGGCGAAGTCGGCCTTGTACTTCTGGTACTCGTAGAGGGCGTGGCGGGCATCGAGGGGAGCGTTCTCCGCGATCACCTCACGGCCGTTCTCGTCCTTGACGAGGTACTGCTTGTAGGAGTCCCGCAGTTCCGGCGGGTTCCACCACTTCTTCATCGCCTCCTGAGCGGGCGTCTGCTGCTGCGGCGCTACGGGCTGCTGCTGCTGTCGCTGGGAGGCTTGCCATGCCTCGAACTGATCTCGGTTTTGGAGGTACTGCTGGGCGTAGGGGATGTACTGCTGATACTGGGCAAGTGCTTGTGTTGCTGCTTTCTCTCGCTCCATCGAGGCGTAGAGGCGGCGAGCAATCGAAACGTCGTCCTGCCCCCGTAAACTCAGCGAGAGCCTTGAAGGCGTCCCACACTGTCTGCTGTGGAGCAGCCGAAGCCTGCGGCGGTGCTGAAGATGCAGGCTCACTCGATGCACTCGTGTCTGGCGTGGAGGTGTCCGGCGTCGAATCAATCGAATCGACCGAATCGTCAACCTCTGCGACCGCTGCTTCGTCCGTCATCTGACCCTCTACTGGATTTGTGGCCTATCGGTACGGGTACGGCACATGCACCCGCAGACCCAGACCCTTGTACGCCTCCGCATCCGCTCTCGATACTCTGTCGTCGTCCTTGAGGGTGTCGTAGAGTTGGCGTCGTG